GCTTTGACGCTTCACTCAGGCAATGCCCTTGGGCATCGATAGACCAAGAAGCTTGGGAGCTTCTGAGATGGTGGAACGAGTGGAAAGCTTTTCAGGTGTTGCCTTGGGGTGGCGCCGATTTGATGAAGCAGCCCGCTATTGTCCTCGAAGTTTTAGAGATATGTGAGACCGAGAAAAAACAGGCTGAAAAGCGACAGGCAGAAAAACAGCAGGCAGAAGCTAAGCGGATGAGAAAGAGCGCAAACAATGGCAGAAGGTAGAGAATTTGTCTTAACGCTAAAAGCGAACGATTTAGCATCTGGGGCAATTAAAAAACTATCTGAAGGCATGGGGGCCACGACCGGGGCAGCGAAGAAGCTGGCCCAGGCTGGCGCCAAGACTTTCTCAGCTATCGGCGGCGCCATCGTTGTGGCCAACCAGGCCGTGCAGTTATTCAAAACGGGCTTTGATGCTATATCGGGGCTAGTGGGGGGCAGCCTCGAAGCGGTCAGGGAGCTTCGGGGCGAGACCAACCCGCTGGTGCTCGAGATGAATAAGCTAGCGACCGAATCACAAGCGGCGAAAGCTGCGCTGGGGTCTGCCTTTGCTTCGGCGCTCTTGGGCATATCTAAGGCATTCAAGAGCTCAAGCGTTAACGCTGCCGAGTTTCTCGACAACAACAGAAAACTGATAGCCACCAAGATTGTACAGTTTTTATTCAAGGCGGCGAACGCCCTGGTTGACGGTATAAGCGAGGGCTTGCAGCTTGCCAACACGACATGGCACACGTTAACCGCTACGGTTAATGAGTCAATTATGGCCGTCACTCAGTTTATCGGGGCATGGTCTGAGGCTATGTTGGCCTTCGAGCCGTTCGAAGAAAAACAGAAGATGCTAAACGCTCGAATTGATGAGATGGCGACGCTCTACAATGAAGCCGAGCAAAGGCTCAACGCCAACACCGACGCACAAGGCAAATTTGCCGACCAGATTGAAAGCGTTAGAAACAGGATTAAAGAGCTAATCGAGCAGGGCTACGGCCCGGCTCTTGCGGCGGCTAAAGCTTTCTCTGATGCAGCCGGTGCTACCCCTCTCGAGTCAACAGAGCAAGCTTTGCTACGAATCGGCATGCACGCGAACACTCTAAGATTTGCGCTCGCTGATGGAGCGAAGCAAATAGCGAACGGCCTAGGCCTTGTCGAGGGCACAATTGCCTTTGATAAATTCCAGACCAAGCTAGACGAAGTCAACGGGCTGATAGGTGTTGCGACTCCTAACAGCTTAGCAGCGCTCAAGCAGAACATCGAGGGCCTGTATGCAGAGCTCGGAACCCCGCTAGTCATCGACGTTGACTTAAACAACCTAGACCAGAGCCGCGAAGCTTTCGCGCTGTATACGGCGCAGCTTGATATTGCAGTGAAGAAAGCGCGCGAAGGTTTCACGTCGTTAAACGATGAAATCGACAACAACAAAACGAAAATAGAAGAGGCTTCAGCTGCTGGGGTTGAGATGGCCAGCATCGTGTCAGGTGCTTTTGGTTCAGCCTTAATATCTTTGGCGGAGGGTCAGTCGACCTTGGCAGAGGCCACGCTTAACGCTTTGTCGATGGTCCTTTCTGCTGTAATTCAAGTGGCCCTAAACTCTATCATTGCCTCAGCGTTGACCGGGCAGGCTAACGCCATCGCCGCAAACTTAGGTATTCCTGTTGTTGGTTTAGCGGTAGGCGTGGCGGCAGGCCTTGCGGCTCTTGCTGCAATATCTTCTTTAAAGTCAACGCTACCAGAGCCCAAGAAATTCGCGCAAGGTGGTTTTGTAACAGGCGGAACCGTTGGAGTTGATAGCGTCCCCGCATTGCTTCAGCCCGGCGAATTTGTGTTGACCAAGGACCAAACTGACCAGATGTTGCAGGGCGGACTAGGCGGCGTGAACATTCAGCTGACTTCTCAAATTCCACCCTCACGGGCAGAGATGAAGAAGTTTGTTCGTCAAAACGTGCTGCCAGCTCTTCGAGACCTGCGCGCGCAGGGGATTACCTAGATGGCCTACGATACACCCCAAGACCTAACAAGTGCAGAGACCACCGGCCTCAATGCTGATAAGCCCTTGATGGTGGTTCAGCAGGCAGGCAACCCCTCAGAGGCGCATTGGACGGTTACAGGGAACCTAACCGGGACAGACGTTACCTTGCCAGCAGAGCCAGCCGCTCGTGCCTACGATGACATAGGCAACTTGGTGACAAGCACCACCGGGGTAGCATCCACCAGCCCGAAATATTACGGCTTTACTTTCTCGACAGGAATAACCTTCGACACGTTCGCAATATTGGGGCACAACTTTGCATCCACCGAGTTGACCAGCGCAGCCCTGGAAATTGCCGATGATGCGGCCTTCGGTACAAATAAAATTGAGATTGCAAAGTGGACAAGAGGATCAGTGACTGTTGACGATAGGATCTTGATTACCAACCTCAACAGCGCAGGGGGCTCGAGCACTTACAGCGAAGGCGGAACAGCTCAGCGATATTCTAATGTTCAGTATGCTCGGCTCGTTGTCACCCATAGCGGCAGCAAAGACCCAGAGCTTGGAGAAATAATTCTGGGCTATCGGTACCAGCTGCAACGCAACCCAGATTTACCCTGGAACAATAAAGCGCAGGCCTCAGCGGTGACTGATTTTGTCAGTAATACGGGTATGCTCAAGCGGTACGTTTTAAACCGTGGCAAAGCTGCGCGAAGCTTTCGCAGCAGCATGGGCGCAGCCGCTGAGATTGCTGTGATAGATGCCTGGTTCGCAGCGACCGAAGAGGGCACGAGAAACTTCGTCTATATTGAAACGCCGAGTTCTTCGCCGAAAGCCTACTTAATGGCGATGGTAGACAGCGCGCTAAACTTTCCGCTTGTTGGGCCATTCGAGCGCGTTTTAGAGTTTGCGATGACCGAGCAACCGCCGTTTTTGGCGCGTGAGTAATCAATGAGCTACACTTTAAGCGCCGCATTTATAAAAGCCATGAGCCGGTCGACGGTCCAGCCTGTTGTGCATTGCTCTATTGCTTTGAGCGGTACAACGATGGACTTCCACAACTCCACAGAGGCTCTAGATGCATCTGTAACAGGCGATGCCCTGTTAAGTGAGGTTACATCTATAGCCCAGTCGGTGGACCCCGTGACGCGCAAAGTGCAGCATGGAGAGATGACGCTTAATCTCTTTGACGATGGAAAGATTAGAGCGCTCGCAGGTAGTAAGAAGTTCAGGGGCAAGGTTGCCACCATAAAGCTAGGCGACGCTTCGCTGGCCCTATCTGACTTTGTCAGTATATTTCGAGGCCCTATTGGGTCCGTTCTACCTATTCCCGGCGGTATATCAATCAAGGTTCAGGCTTTTACGCATCAATTCAAGGGCGTTAAAACCTTTAGAACCTACGTTGACGAGCACCCTTTTGCGGCGCTTTCTCAGATGCTGCAAGATTGCGGCGTTGATTCAGGCGATATCGATACGGCATCTTTCACGCCGTCGAATCACACTGATATCTCGCATTATAATTACAGCTCTTTTGTGTTCTATAATAGTTATGATGGCGCACTTCCTCCAGTGCTAGAAGAAGACGCTATAATGTCCGCTTCAGCTGTAGGGGTGAGCCGATCTTCTCAGGAAATAAGCGTCGAAGCGTTTATCGATGAAACCATGAGGATGACAAGATCGACCTTAATAATTGACCCCGGAACCGGTGATATAAAAATAAGCCGGTACAATTCAAGCGAAGCCGCCACCAAGCACTTTACTGCAAGCGATTACACCGATTTTGACCAAGAGGAAGGGTCTAACGATATAATCACGGAAGTAAAAACGTCCTTTGGTAAAATTTACGACGGGAACGCATTGATTCAAGTTGACTCTTCCTCTGAATCAGCTTTCGGGGCCACAGATTTCTCTCATACTGTCAATTATTTGTCGGGGACTGTTTTAGTCTTCGATGATGCTTTAACAGGATCCACTACTAGCTTTCTTGGCAAAGCTTCAGACGGGGGCATCACCGGAACCAGGGCGCTTATCAGTGGATCTCAACCCGCTGACGCCAAGCTATCGGCAGACAGGCCATTTTTCGGATTATACCGAACAGAAGTTTTAAAAAGCCAGACAGCCTTCACGGGAACAGCCGTTGAGATAACTTTCCCTAAAAGAGATCACGACGGAAACTTGACAGGTGGAACCGGTGGCGCCGCTGTAGGTCTCGGCACAACCCTAGTTTCTCGGCCATTTGCCGGAACAGAGGCGGGCGGCGTTGAAGCTTCGGCGGCTGGCGTCAAAGCTGTTTTAGACGCAACCATCGCCTTTGATTATGGCGTTTATGTTTTAGAGCGACTCTCAAACAGTTGCCCGCGTGTTGTATTATCAACAGGGCTCGAGCATCTAAACGTCGAGATTGCCGACCTAGTATCATTAGACTCTGACTTGTTCTTATCAACCGCGCTCGGATTGGATGGCCTTGATAGCTCTACCAAGTTCGAGGTCACCAAGCGCGAAGTCACGCCCATAGGCGACTCAATAGGGATTGTATTCGAGCTCACGTATGCCACAACCAGCAGCGCGCCGAGTGTCACGGTGACATCAAAAACACCTGTTGCAGCTTCAACCAGCTTGGGCAGGGTTCCAAAGTCGCAGTTTATCGCAGCTAGGACGGGCGGCGATAACGGGGCGGTCATTGATAACCAAACGAGAACGCTACAGGTCACAGCAACCAGCGGGCTAGGGATCAGCGTGGCAGCTGGGGCAGTATCAGCCGCAGGCGTTAGAGTCGAAACAGACGCAGCGCAGGCGCTTACAGTGACCGCTTCAAAAGATTCCTACATAGGTATCAACCCGATGACGAGCGGCTACTACGTGCAGGAAGTTACCACCGGCGCAGCAGAGCCCTCATTAGCACCGGCAGAAATTAGGCTGGCCAAAGTTGTGGCCGGGGGCTCAAGCGTCAGCTCTGTTGTTGACCTGCGAAATTATGGGCAGGTATCAGTTGAGCAGCTAGACAAAACAGCCTTTGCGCCGGGTAAAGATTTAATCTGGAATACGGGCTTTACAACTTACCCGAACAACGGAGCGGCGCCCCCAGGTTGGAGCGTGACAACGTCTACACCTGGAACCGACTTTATCAAAAACGAGGCCGTGGTTTACGATGGCCGATATGCTGTGAAGACCTTGGGGACATCAACGGTCGTTCGGTTGATATCTGAGAAAATTCCTATTGATAAAAATAGAGTGTATCGCGCTTCGGCATTTTACCGCCAAGCGGCAGCAATGAACATGAAGCTCTTTGTGTATTGGTGGAAAGCTGACCGCACGGCGGCGAGCACTGCGAGCACTTCGGTGTACAATGCCAACCTGACATCGACCGGCGCATGGCAGAACATCACCGGCGTTGTGGCGCCGCCAAGTGATGCGGTCTATGCCAGCTTGGACTTGAGCAGCGCAAATACCGGCGTTTCATATTTTAACAACGCAACCCTCGAGGTGGAGCCTTTTAGCTTTAGCGCCAAACGGACGAGTTCAAGCTTTACATCTGGAAGCACTGGCGACCCTGTAATATTTAACGCAGAGCTTCACGACCACGGCGGAAACTACGACACAAGTAGCGGCCAGTTCACGGTGCCGGTGAGCTCCACCTACACGCTATCAACCAACCTTTCGCTGGGAGCAGCTAGCGCCAGGACGGTGAGCGTTGCAATTGTTGCCTCTTCGTCTGGGACTCTTGCAAGCGCTTTCTTAAATCAAGCCCTTAACAGCTCTTCGTCTAATGATGATCAAGTGGTATCGCTGACAGTGGCAAGCGCTGACCTGGTAAAGGGCGAGACTGTAGAAGTTAAGCTTTATTGGGACGTTAACGCGCCGCCGGTGGATGCTGATTTTAGCTTTTTCAGCGGGCGAGAAATTACGTGATAGGCGCGGCAAACATACCCGGCTGCGCCAGGGTTGGGCGGTGCTCTTTTTGGTTTCCTTACATCGCCCGACCCGCTAAAATCGAATCGTTGCGAGGCTATCGGCAGCCGCCGCAACTTAAACCCTAAAGGGAGGAAATGACCGATGGCATCCAGAGGTTCCTACGAAGCAGCAAAAGCTTACACTACTTCAATC